CTTTTTGGGGTAAAGTCCCCAGAATGTCTGAAATTCCATAAAGTTCCCCTAACTCTTTGGTCATTATAGCTTCTACAAAACAAGCATTAATACCTTTTTCAATTAAAAATTCCCAACCAGCTTTGTCATATCGAACATCAACATCGGCTGACCCATCTTTGTTTTCTTTAATTTTAATTATTCTTATTTTCAAAACGGTGCATCCTCCCAATTAAAGGTTGGTTTGACTTTTGGTTTGTAACGCCATGTCCAATTTGTGTATGTTTTGATGATATGGTTTGCTTCGGCTTTGGTTTTGACCCAACGCATCAACTCACCATTTTCATCGTAAATCATATACATATTAAAATTTTAAAAAATAATCAAGATGTTTTTCAGAATACCTTTTTGGCGCTTTTTTTGTTTTTACATTTTCATGTAATTCTTGCAATTTTTTTGAACATTCGGAATGGTCAAAATGCTTTCCTCTGTTTTTTTTACAAATTTCGCAAAAAAAGTTTTTATACAATTTCATTGTAAAACTCTTGGTGACATTGGTGTTGGTGGGCTTGGCGGAACTGTGTAGCTAGGGGTTCCGACCACAATAGCGTTATTAGACAAACTTGGGTTTTGTATAACGACCTGGTTAGGATAAATCGTGGCTGTTTGAGTTGTATATCCTTGTGGGTTTACAAACTGTGCTGTATTGCCGTTAATTTGCACAGTTCCCATGCTGTAACCACGACTGTCAGTCATCTGAATAGTCTGTGCTTTTGCTGGCACACCGTATGCAAACATACAACCTAATACTGCGCCCAAAATGCAACTACCGATAAAGTCTTTCATTTAATTCCCCTTTAAGTTAAACAACAATAACAGTTTAATCATCTTGCAAGCTATGTAAAGTAAGAAAAACCCTAAGTTGCGTATAAGCAACATTTATACCTTTATGTATAAAATTAGATACAAAATTAATGCTTATAAGTTAAAAAACCATAGAAAGACCAACGACAACAAGTTGTCGGTTTAATTGCGTGATGTATCAAGTAACGACTATCTTCGAGTTGGCGCAATCCAATACTCAAGGCTATCGCAGGTGTCTTCCCTCGCTTCTTGGCTACTTATTCCAAGACCTCTAGCCCATCTAGCATTTTTATAACGCCCACAGCATTTAGGGCGGTCAGAAATAAGAAAACCCCAATAATCTTAGGAGAGGTATGTCCCTTGGCATGGGCAACTATAGACAAATTCTCCAGCAGACTCGCTATCTGTCTATAACTACACATACCCCTCCTAAAACTACTGGGGTTTGATGCTACTGGAGTTTGTCTAGGATGCCACTCCTGACAACCATATTCTACTACAAATATTTATCCATGTGAAAGTCCCCATGGAAACCAAAAGGAATTAAATTGGTAATTTCTCTTTCAAAGCTAAAGTATCTTGCTAATTCTTCTGGCGCAAATTTAATCCCATTACTGACCAAAAAGTCCCTGTTTACATGGCAAATCAGGTCATCTTCGTTGCGGTCTTTATATACAAATTTAGGGTCTGCGGTTAATTCCAATAACTTTTTACTTCTAAGGGAAAACCCTCCATTACCTACACGCAATCCTTCAGGATGCCAAGGCCATACAGCACCAATGTAGTCATAGTCTAAAAATGCGTCTTGCCAAGCGTTTGGGTTGATTACCCACCCATCCCATTGCACAATCAAAACAAAGTCCGTATAAATGTATTTATGCAATTCTTGAAGCACAAATCGGCTATAGGCTTGACGGCTGTTAATGCTGTTGTGGTCAATAAACAATTCACCACCAAATTTAATATGGCGCTTGCTTCTTTCTATGGCTTTTTTGGCTTTTTCTGGCTGTGCTGAATCTATTGCACAAATAGTGACATTATTCAGAATCATCATGTTTTCCAAATAAGTTGCTTTTTGGCAACAATTCAGGCCACACCAACATCCAGCTTGATGGAAATAAGTCTTGCCTTGTAACTAACCCATGACTAGCCTTTTCTAACCTAGCCGCCAAAAACAATAAATGTCCATGTGGTATACCATGTTGTTTCCAGTAAATGACCGCTTGCGGTCTTACTTTGCACATTCTAGCAACTTTGCTGTTGCCTCCTAGCAAATCAATCATTGCCGATTCGGTTAGTTTTAATTTACTCATGTAAAAAAGTTTACCATAAAAACAACAGTAAAATAAATGTTTGCAAAAAGTAGTAAAATCATTTACAGTAGTAAACATAGCAATTTTGCTATATGCCAAAAGGGAGAAATAACATGGATGAAATGGCACAAGTAATGTTTGAAATGGAAGAACGGTTAGAAGAAGCACTTGAAAATATGGAGTGCGGTTGGCCTAGCCAAGACGATGTAGATGTTATCCGTGCAGCTTGCGGTAAGCCTAACAACAAACGCAACAATCTATTGCAATCAGTTTTTAATGATTTTGGTGATGTATTTGGGAGTCGTTTATGAACCCATGTGGCGAAATTATTGTTTTAGGAATTGTTGCTTTTTTGTTTACTGTTTTAGGTTTTTTAGGCGGTAAATATGAATGTGGCAAAAATCAATGTCAAGATAAAGGCGGTATTTATGTGCAAGGTTCTGATGGTTGGCTTTGCATGAAAGGGGAAAAATTATGATGCAATCTGAATCTATTGCTAATTTAGCTAAAGCATTGGCTACAGTTCAAGGAAAATTAACCTATGCAAAAAAAGACAGCAAAAATCCTTTCTTTAAATCTAACTACGCTGATTTGGAATCTGTGTGGGATGCTTGCCGTGATTTGTTGTCTGCTAATGGTTTGGCTGTTTCTCAATTCCCAGGGACTTATTCAGATTTAGACAAATCTATGTCTTTAACGACAATATTAACCCATACAAGCGGTGAATGGATTAGTCAGGAAATGAGTTTGCCTGTAAGTAAACCAGATGCACAAGGCGCTGGGTCAGCTTTAACCTATATGCGTAGATACGCATTAGCAGCAGTTGTCGGTGTAGTGCAAGCAGATGACGATGGCAACGCTGCGTCAGTTCAACCCAAACCAGTTTCTAAACCACAGGAGTTTATCTAATGGCATTTGTCCCAAAAGAAGGTAGCGGTAGCCTTTTCAAAAATAACCGCAAAACTTCCGAAAACCACCCAGACCTTACTGGCACGATTATGTTAAATGGCAAAGAACATTGGCTATCAGCATGGAAAAAAGAAGGTAAAAATGGCCCATTCTATAGCGTGTCTGTAGGTAAAGAAAAGTTACCAGTTGGCTTTAAAGAAGCTGGTAGCGATGAATTGCCACGCAACACAATCGAAGATAGCGACTTACCTTTTTAGGAGTTAATATGTTGAATCACATCAAAGATGTTATTGGCGACAAAGCGATTGTTTATAGCGAAACTTACAATGTTGATGAAGAAAGACAGCTTGTAGCATTTGAGCCTAGCGACTTAGCTGAAATCATCAAAGATGTGATTCGCACTTGTGCGGATTGTTGCGCCACACAAGCTGACCGTGAAGCAATATTGCAATTATGTAGTTAAATGTATATTTAAAAGGGGAAATAAATGGCAGACCATTGGTATTGTGGCGTTACAGGTGAGCCACGCTACACCGTTATAGGTAAAAACGGCAAAGAAAGAAACACAAATGTTAGGGATGCTAGGGAAACAAACCTAGTCCCTAGCGTTACTACAATCAATTCCATGTTGGCAAAACAAGGGCTAAATCAATATTTTCAAAAAATGGCGATTGAAGCAGCTTTAGCGCATCCACAATGGGAAGGGGAAAACAATGAAGAATACATCAAGCGGTTACTTGAATTGGCAAAAGAGGACAGTAAAAAAGCTGCGGAAAGAGGAAGTCGTATACACGATATTCTTGATAGCTACTTCTCTTTGGATTATGTCCCTGAGTGGCCTAATTATGTATATAACCTTAGAAAACTATTGGATTCGACCTTTGGCAACAGGTTATGGATTTCAGAAAAGTCCTTTGCTCATCCAGAAGGATATGGCGGCAAGTGTGATTTGTTCTCGAAAGCCGACCCAATTAATAACTTGCCTGGCATAGTTGTAGACTTTAAGACCACGGAAAAAAGCCCTGGTGAATTAACACCCTATTATGAGTATACATTGCAGTTAGCAGCGTATAGAGAGGCTTTAGCACCTGGGGCGGTATGCGCTAACATATTTGTTAATGGCGAAACCAACGAGGTTGCAATCAAAGTCCATGCAGAACAAGACTTAAAAGACGGCTATGAAGCGTTTTTATGCCTTCTTAAAGTATTCAAACTTAAAAATAAGTTAAACTAATCACGAGGCGGCAGGTGTGCTATCCCCTTTGCACAACCATACATCACGGAGTCCTGCCCCTCACCTTACAATGGGCGAAAGTGTAAAGAAACGAGTAGCCCACCTTTTTTGGGCGTTAAGCCGCCATTGTAGGATGCAGTAAGTATGGAATTTTGCGGCTTTCTGCCATACAGCTTGCAACTGCCAAATACAGCCC